GTTTGACAGCAACGACGATACCGATAATTATGTATTTAAAAATAAGGCAGTCCCTAATTGGGAATGGTTAGACAAAAAAGTCTCTTATACTTTGAACAGTCAAGGCTATAGAGCAAAAGAGTTCGATGATTGTGATTGGGCAAATAGTGTTTTGTTTTTTGGTTGCAGTTGGGTATATGGAGTAGGAGTCGACGATAGTGACACTATGGCATCTATGTTTACTGCCCAAACAGGCGTACCCAGTATAAATTTAGGAATGCCTGCTGTTAGTAATTGGTTCACTGTAAAAAATTGTGAGATACTATACAGAAAGGGTATAAAACCAAAAGCAGTAATAAACTGTATGACATATCCTACACGTTTTACATTGTTTAAAGATGACGACACACAAAGAAATATAGGTAAATGGTCAGTAGATGATGAGAGAATATTATTCGAGCAACTGTCACAGGATTATGCTACATCGCATTTTTATACAACTTGGTGTAAGCAATTAATTGATTCTTACTTCGATTGTCCTGTGTTACATTATTCAGTTGATGGAAGTCTTGCTACACATCTAAAAATTCCTTTTCTTATAGACATAGTAGGCGAGAAATACTTTTGGGACAGAAAAAATAGAGCGAGAGACACAGCACATCAAGGGCCTACTGTAAATCATAAAATAATTAAACACATAGTTAATGATTTTAACAGCAAAATACGGTAAATACTATTATGCCTAAAGGAACAGCAAATACAGAACTAATAAAGAAGCCATACAGTAAGACTCCGTATACTCCTGAGGAGATGGAAGAACTGACATTATGTTTAGATCCAAAGACAGGACCTATATACTTTATGCAGAATTTTATGAAAATACAGCATCCTACAAAAGGAGAGATGGCATTTGAACCTTTCAACTTTCAAAACTTTCTAGTTGATAACTATCATCAGTATAGATTTAGTATCAATATGTTACCTAGACAAACTGGTAAAACAACCTGTGCGGCAGGATACTTGCTGTGGTATGCGATGTTTGTGCCTGACAGCACAATATTAATTGCGGCACATAAACATACAGGTTCCAGTGAGATTATGACTAGAGTACGATATGCGTATGAAGGAGTTCCAAATCATATTAGAGCAGGTGTTGTAGAATACAATAAAGGTAGTGTACAATTTGATAATGGTAGTAGAATAGTTGCTACAACAACTACAGAAAATACTGGTAGGGGTATGTCACTTTCGTTAATTTACTTAGACGAGTTTGCATTCGTACCACCCAGAATAGCCAAAGAGTTTTGGACTTCACTATCACCCACACTAGCAACAGGTGGTAAGTGTATTATTACCAGCACACCTAATAGTGATGATGATACATTTGCTAACATTTGGAGCCAGGCGTGTAACACATTAGACCATAAAGGTGACGAGCAAGAGTTAGGCACAAATGGATTTAAAGCATTCAAAGTTCATTGGAAAGAACATCCAGATAGAAACGATGAATGGGCGGCAGAAGAACGTGGCAGAATTGGAGAAGAACGTTTTAGACGTGAACACGAATGCGAATTTATTATATATGATGAAACACTAATAGACAGTTTAGTACTTATAGATATGAAAGGCATAGATCCTATAGAACGTATGGGACAAGTAAGGTGGTACAAGAAGCCTAACAAAGACAGCATTTATTGTATAGCATTAGATCCAAGTACAGGAACAGGAGGAGACTTTGCCGCAATCACAGTTTTTGAATTGCCCAGTATGGAACAAGTTGCAGAATGGCAAAACAACAAAGCACCAATAGAACAACAGATGAAAACTATGAGACAAATACTCACAGAAATAAGAGATACTGGGTGTGATGAGATTTATTGGACAGTAGAAAATAATGCTATAGGTGAAGCCGCTCTAGTTGTTATTAGAGAAACAGGCGAAGAAAAGTTTCCAGGTATGTTTTGTAGTGAACCCAAACGAGCACCAGGACCTAGAAAGTCTAGAAAAGGATTCCATACCACAAATAGAAACAAAGTCGAAACTTGCTTAGAAGTAAAACGTTGGATTGAAAGCAGTAAATTAAAAATTAAAAGTAAAAACTTAGTCAGAGAACTTAAAACTTTTGTTAGTAGAGGTAATAGTTTTAGTGCTAAACCAGGTGAAACAGACGATTTAGTTATGAGTATGATAATAAATGCTAGGCTAATCAAGTATGTTGCTACATTTGACGAAGGTGTATATGACTCAGTAACATTGAGTTTAGGCGATTACGACGACGATGAAGGCGGTGATGAAGCACTTCCAATCTTAATGCTTTAGATAAATAGTTATATGAAAGTAGGAAATGATATATTTGATATTTTAAACGGATTAGGATTTCGTATTAAGATGTTTAACGAAGAAGGCAAAATTAGTACTGATGCAGAAGAGAGTACTAGATTTTACAGTGAAAGTCCTAACATAATGATATCAATCGAACCAGAAGACAATATTATAAAACTTGCTAGAGGCGGTGCCCACTCTGTAGAAGAAATGGAACCTATCAGAAAAAGAATTAAAGAACTAGCAGGCGATTCACTTATGAAGTTCGAGTACAAAATATTTAATAAAAATATTACACCAAAGGATCAAGCCTATCAAATTAAGAGAGAAACAATGGAAGGAATAGATGAATTAAGAAAACTAGCAGGACTAGAAGAATCAAAGCCTGACTTTTTAGATTTAGATGGTGACGGCGATAAAGAAGAGCCAATGAAGAAAGCCGCAAAAGATAAAAAGAAGAAAGACGAAGGCAGAATAGAAGATACTTTTGGAACTAAAACAATTGATAAACACGATAAGCCTAAAAAGGAAAAGAAAAAAGTTGAAGAAGGCTTTGGCAAATTATCAGGTTCAAGAAAAACAAGTTACCAACCATTAGACCAAGACGTTAAAATTGTCGTGAGACACAAGAAAGAAGTAGACGAAGACGTCAGAGGATCTAGAAGCAGAAACATCAGTAAGATTTTTATAGAACGTGCTGGAGAAAGATTTAAGTTTCCAGTAAATTCAATGATAGGTGCTAGAGCAATGGCACGTCATATGAGTAATGGCGGAGAAGTCCACGACACAATAGGCGAGCAAATTGTAGAAATGACTGGCAACCTATCCACAGTAAGACAATTTTTAAATGCTGTAAAGAGCAAAAACTTAATGAACGAAGAAAACGAAGAGTATGTAAAACTTGCAGTTGAAAATTTAAGTAACAGCAGAGACATACTTAAATCTTTAGCAGGTGCAAAAACATACACCAGAGCAATAAGTGAACTTGCAGTATTTTCACAAAACGAAATCATAGAAGAAGACAACGAAGACCTAATGAATTATTTCAAAGAGACATTTGTTGACTCTAGAATAGAAAGTGTATTAGGTACACTTAATAAATTTAATAAACAAAAACAAAATTTTGAAAGCAGAGTAAATGAAGAACTAGATACAACTGCTATTTCAAAAAGTTTCTTTAAAACACTTAATCCAGAATCCAATCTTACAGAATGGTTAACTGAAATGACTAGTATGGTACAAGGCGATAGTCTAAAATACTTACTACTCAATAGTGTTAGAAAGATTAAAAATAATGTATCTTTAAGCGAATTTGAAACAAACACAATCAAAAAAATTATGTCTGGACAAGGTTCGCAGATAAATGAAAGTATAAATGAAAGTAAAGAATTTACCGATTTTATAGAAGATTTGACTAAAGATATATAAATAATACTGTTAGATAATTAAAAACTTTTTTAAAAAATAGGTTGACATTTATCTATCTTGGCAATATAATTAAGGCAACAGTATGGAAAGTTTCCATACAAACAAGGCAAAATAGGAGAAAAATATTATGGCAACATTGGCTGAAATAAGACAAAAGTTAGCATCGATGGAATCAAAACCAGGCGGTAGCAACTCACAAATGGACAACGCAGTATATCCGTTCTGGAATATCGCAGAAGGTCAGTCCACAACACTAAGATTTTTACCTGACAATGACCCGGACAACATTTTGTTCTGGACAGAAAGGTTAATGATTAGATTACCATTCCCTGGTATAAAAGGAGGAGACTCCAGACCCGTTATCGTACAAGTACCGTGCGTAGAAATGTATGGTGGACAATGTCCAGTATTACAGGAAGTTAGACCTTGGTTCAAAGATCCAAGTCTAGAAGATATGGGTAGAAAGTATTGGAAAAAGAAAAGTTACATCTTTCAAGGATTTGTGAAAGAAGATGCTTTACAAGAAGATACTAAACCAGAGAATCCAATTAGAAGATTTATTATTGGACCACAGATATTTAATATTATCAAAGGTGCATTAATGGATCCAGATATGGAAAACATTCCAACAGATTATGTAAATGGAACAGACTTCCGTTTATCAAAAACAACCAAAGGTCAATATGCAGACTACAGTACTTCTAAATGGGCAAGAAAAGAATCTGCTCTAACAGAAGAAGAACTATCTGCTGTTGATACACACGGTTTACACGATTTAAAATCGTTCTTACCTAAGCAACCAGGAGACCAAGAACTACAAGTTATCAAGGAAATGTTTGAGGCAAGTGTTAATGGAGAACTATATGACCCAGAGAAATGGGGTAGTTTCTACAAGCCAGCAGGTATGCAACTGAATACTACAAGTGTTCAAAAAGCAACAGCACCTGCACAGGCTCCAGCACCTGCACCAGCAACTCCTACAACAAGTTCATCTACTAGCGAAGAATCCGTAGCCTCTGAAACTAGTAATGAAAACGTAGTGCAAAGTGTATCTAATCCAACTCCAAGTACTCCAGTAGAGGAAAATGCTTCTGCCAGCAACGGCAACAGTTCTACTGAAGATATTTTGGCAATGATTAGAAACCGTTCTACTGAATCTTAAGGAGGTTGTGCAATGCAAAAACCTTTTGATTTAAGTAAATTTAGAACCAGTGTAACTAAAAGTATATCAGGCATTAGTGCTGGATTCCACGATCCACAAGATTGGATTAGTACGGGTAACTTTGCACTCAATTATCTTATCAGTGGCGATTTCCATAAAGGAATCCCACTGGGTAAGGTGAGTGTGTTTGCTGGAGAGTCCGGGTCGGGTAAAAGTTTCTTATGCTCTGGAAGTTTAGTGCGTAACGCACAACAGATGGGGTGTCAAGTAGTTTTATTTGATTCCGAGAATGCTCTAGATGAGGACTGGTTGAAGGCACTAGATGTCGATACAACACCTGAAAAATTATTAAGAATTAGTGTGTCTATGATTGATGACGTTGCTAAAACACTTGGTGATTTTTTAAAGGACTACAAAGCAAACTATGGCGACTTAGAATATGAAGAGATGCCTAAACTTGTATTTGTAATAGACAGTCTGGGTATGTTATTAACACCCACTGACGTAGCACAATTTGATAAGGGTGACCTAAAAGGTGACTTAGGTAGAAAGCCTAAGGCTCTAACAGCATTGATTAGAAATACTGTTAACCAATTAGCACCTTATCCGATTGCTCTAGTGGCAACCAACCACACTTATGCATCACAAGATATGTTTGACCCTGATGATAAAATCAGTGGAGGACAAGGCTTTATATATGCAAGTAGTATTGTTGTAGCACTTCAAAAGTTAAAACTTAAAGAAGATGCAGATGGCAACAAAGTTACTGATGTTAGAGGTATTAGGGCGAAATGCAAAGTAATGAAATCTCGTTACAGCAAACCGTTTGAACAAGTTCAATTGAAAATACCTTACGACACAGGCTTAGAACCAATTAGTGGACTAGTAGATATCTTTGAAACAAAAGAAATATTTACTAAAGTAGGAAACAAACTACTTTATGTAAGTCCAGTAACAGGCGAAGAGCATAAGCATTTTAGAAAGCAATGGAATGATGCTGAGAAATTACAAATGGTAATGGACGAATGGGGAACTAACCCTAATAGAGATTACCACCCATTAGAAGATATAGATGAAGAAATTGACGAGGAGACTTTAGATGGACAATCTACAACTACTGAGTGAAACTTGGGATAGTGTGTCTATACACATAGACGCAAAACTTAAAGTCGAAGCCGCTGAAAATCTTGTTAGAGTATTCGAAGAAAATGGAATGCTCGATGCAGATGAAATTAAAATGTTCACAGACTGTGATAAAAATTTAAAAGAGGCATTGGCTTTATATCGTGAGGACTTAGGTCTTGACGAGGAAGAAGAAGACGAGGAATGGGACTAAATTATGGCAGGTTGGTACAACAAGGTAAATGATAGTTTAGCAGAAATAGTAAACTGTATTGATTACTATGAAAACGAACTAGCAGAAGCCAAGTTTGAATGTGGAGTAAAAGGTAATGTCGAAAGATTATCAGCGGCACTACCAGGTATTACTGAACACAGATTTAACCAATTGCAGGAAATAGAAGCAATCCTCGAACACCTTAACATTGAACTTAGGAAGACTAGAAGTAAGGTCTTCCGAAAGTTCCTTGAAAATTATAATAGACAATTAACAAGTAGAGATGCAGATAAGTTTGTTGACGGTGAAGATGAAGTGGTACAACTAACAAGTTTAGTAAACCAAATAAGTCTTTTAAGAAACAAATACTTAGGCATAATGAAAGGGTTAGATACCAAGCAATGGCAAATTGGTCACATTGTAAGGTTAAGAACAGCAGGAATGGAAGACATATCAGTTGGATAGTATTACAGTCAACGATTTGCAACAAGCAATCGAATACGGAATTGATTTAACAAAAACCTTTGAGGAAACAAAAGGGTTTGTTAATTACAAAGACGTTATAATATTACCCAGTGATATAGATTTCCAAACAGACCAATTAACAGACGGTTTAAAAGTTATCCAATATGACAACGAAGACCACGCAATAGATATTATTCACTCTGCAAAGGAATACAATCTATTACTAGTAGCAAATACATATTTAGAAAATCTGTTTAAACAAGCACTCTTAGAAAATTGCTTAGTGCTATCAACTACAGATGATTTAGATAAGTGGATATGGATGTCATATGATAACAAAAAAGGGGTGTTGAATGTTGATAAGAAGTTGAAAGATTTTTTACCAACATCCAGCACAATTTTATCTATTAACAAAAGGATTTAGAATGGAAGAATTTTTTCACAAACACATAATTAAGTTTACTTTAATAGTAACTGCACCGTTGTGGATTGCTTATGCAATGGCATCGGATATAGAAGAAGTAATAGTTGTTGGTCAACAAGAAAAAGTAGTTGAAACAAACCCTGCAACAGATACAAATATATTAAATGCTATTATACCTGCATTTACTTACAATGCTGGAGGCTATGGAGGATCTGCTTTTTATAATGAAAGAGGTGCTCAGACTGTTCACACAGCAGTATTTAGAAATGGTATACCTGCTAATGAACCAGGAGGCTCTTGGTACAACTTTGGACACGATATTGCATCAAGCGAAAAAGTCAAAGTAATAAGTGGTGCTAACGGAGTTATGTATGGCTCTGGAGCAATGGCTGGAACAGTTCTTATTGAAGACACAATCACTAGAGGATTGACAATGAGAAATATTGTAGACAGTGGAATAGAAAATCAATTTATAAAACTATCATCAAACAATTTAGAAGTAGCATCATTCAAAGATACTATTGCTAGTGCAAGAAATGATAATGATGAAGAAGATACTTATGAACAACAGTCAGCAAAAATTATTATAGATGCAATGGACTTTGAAGTAATTGCTAAATTTGTTGATTATGAATATGATTACGATAACTGTTATGATTACAATTGGGGTCAATCAAATGAATGTACAGAATTAGGTGAAAGATATAACGTAGCAATTAGAAATGATTATATCACAGTAGGCAGAAACTATACCAGTGCTGAATATTTTACAGTAGAAGATCCTACTTATGCAAATGAAAGTTATAGAGACTTTGTTAGATTTGGTAATAATTTGGATCTTTCCAATAAACTAAATGTTGCATTTGGTGTAGATGGTGAAAGAA